ACCAGCACTTCCAGCAGAGCCAGATGATCCAGATGATCCAGAAGTTCCAGCACTACCAGCACTTCCTGCAGAACCAGCAGAACCAGCACTTCCAGCAGAGCCAGATGATCCAGATGATCCAGAAGTTCCAGCGGTACCAGAATCACCAGTTCTTGCGAATGAAGCAACAATTTCAGTATTGTTTTGAAAATTATTTAATGAAGAATCTAAAAATGTAACATCCACATAATACCATGAGGGATTTGTGGTATCAAATTCATTAATGCTGTATAAGAAATACTTTTCAGGAGCTGATTTATCATAAATTCGAAAATGGCCTTTTGGAACACTAAAAGCAACATCATCAATTGTCTGTAAGAAAGAATCAATTGTCGTGCCATCTTGATCAGTATCACTTATTCTCAATCTATTAGCAGTAGTGGGATATGTAAAAGCACCAGTAGTTAATGTAAATGCCAATTTACCCGTACCTGGATCATTCGTTGATTGATCTGTACTGTAACGATATGCAAATGAAGCACCCCCAAAACCACCATCATGTCCAGATGAACCAGAAGTACCAACAGTCCCAGAACTTCCAGAACTTCCAGCAGAACCAGATGTTCCAGATGATCCAGAAGTTCCAACACTTCCAGAAGAACCCGCAGAACCAGCAGAACCAGAAGATGCATATGTCAATCCAGAAGAACCAGCAGAACCAGATGTTCCAGCAGAACCAGATGTTCCAGATGATCCAGAAGTTCCAGCACTTCCTGCAGAACCAGCAGAACCAGCAGAACCAGCACTTCCAGCAGAGCCAGCACTTCCTGCAGTTCCAGCACTTCCAGAAGAACCAGCAGAACCAGAAGAACCAGAAGATGCATATGTCAATCCAGAAGAACCAGCAGAACCAGAAGTACCAATTGGACCATCAGCTCCAGATGATCCAGAAGTTCCAGCACTTCCAGCAGAACCCGCAGAACCCGCAGTTCCAGAAATTCCAGAAGAACCAGCACTTCCAGCAGAGCCAGCACTTCCTGCAGAACCAGTACTTCCAGAAGAACCTGCAGTTCCAGAAGTTCCCGCAGTTCCAGAAATTCCAGAAGAACCAGATGTTCCAGATGATCCTGCACTTCCAGCACTTCCTGCACTTCCAGAAGAACCAGCAGAACCAGAAGTACCAATTGGACCATCAGCTCCAGATGATCCAGAAGTTCCAGCAGAGCCAGAAGAAGCATATGTCAATCCAGAAGAACCAGCAGAACCAGAAGTTCCAATTGGACCATCAGCACCAGAAGTTCCAGATGTTCCAGCAGAGCCAGCACTTCCCGCAGAACCCGCAGTTCCAGAAATTCCAGAAGAACCAGCACTTCCAGCAGAACCAGAAGATGCATATGTCAAGCCAGAACTTCCGGAACTACCCGCACTTCCGGAAGAAGTATCCCCTCCTCCGCCTCCACCAGATTCTCCCCAACCACTTCCACCGGCCACTCGTTGGGCAGTTAAAGTGGCTTTTTTACTAATCTTTTTAACAACTTCTTTAAAATTATCTAACTCTTTTACGAGTTTAGTTACATCAGCATCATCACCAGATTCTCCCTTTTCTCCCATTGGTCCTATAGGTCCAATATCTCCTAAATCTCCCCTAGGACCCTGAACACCTTGTGGACCAATTCTTCCTGATATTCCTTTAACGCCCACTTCGCCAGCAAGCCCCTTTTCGCCCTTTTCTCCCTTTTCTCCCTTAGGACCTACAGTGCCTTTAATTTCAAGAACTTTAACTGTTTCACCAGTAACAGGATCTAAAATTTCTTTTATATCCTCTACAAGTTCTTCTTTAGTTTTTTTTAATTGTTTTTTAGTATAAGCAAGAGAAGTTGCTAGAACCTTACTTAAATCTAAATCTTTTTGATCGTCTTTCATTTATTATTCCTGCACTCATCTACGGATCAATCTACAAAATTTTCATCATCTTCTAAAACAGAAAAAAGAATATCATTTACTTTATCTTTAATATCATTTTCTTTTTTCGCAAATTCAAATTTTTCTTCAATCTTTTTATCAATATTTTCATTAATTTCTTGTTTATTGTGTGTATCTATTTTTACAGAATTGAACTGCATATTATCTTCTCCCGAAAATCTAGGATCATCAGTTTCTTTTTGAATTTGCTCATCATTAGTTTTAATTTCATCATCGGTCATCATTAAAACATGTTTTCTAATATATTCATGAGACCAATATTTTCCAGCATATTCTTGTAAATCTCTTAAAATATTCAATCTATCTTGCATAAGTTCATTCTGTTTTATTTCTACAAAATGACTATCATTTTCAAATTCATAATATATTTCATTTTTAATATTCTTCCAATCTTCTTTAGACATTATTCCCCTGAGGATCAACTGTCTTTCCATCATTTCATCAAACAGTAAACTAAATCTACTTTGAAGTTTATTAACAAATCGTGTAAATTTAACTTCATCTCTTGAAATTTCAGTAGCACGACCAATCGTATAGTTTGCTTCTGATTCAAGTCTAGAAATAGGAACACCTAGTGATTTATAAAGTTTTTTCTGAAAATATAATACATCTTCAATATCTCCAAGATTATTACCACCGGGCAAAGTTGTAATTTCTGTTCCTCTCCCACCCTCTCTTCTTGGCATCCAATAATCTTCAAGCATTGACATATGTTTTCTATCATCTCTAACCTCACCCGTTTGAGCATCATATACAAGTTTGTTTTTGTATCGTGTCATTAAATCACGCATGTATTGTTCTGCTTTTAACTTGGGTAAATTTCCAACATCAACATAAAAAATTCTTCTCTCTGGGGCTCGTGAAATACGATAAATTACGAGAGAATCCTCGATCATTCTTAATTGATTTAATGGTTTGATTGCTTTGTGTAGGTAGGACAAAACTAATGTACGTGTACTATTCATTAGTCCTGAATGTGTATATATAATCGCATCAGGAGCTATTTTTAAACCACTGGCGGCACTTGTAAAAGCAGTACCCATTGTCTGCCCCTGTGATTGATATATTCCTTTTTGATTATAAACATAATATTCCTCGACAGTAGTTTTTGAGGTACCATCAGATTGTCTATCGGTTTTCTTTTCACGAATTTTCTTTATTTTTCTAGGGTCTAATACTCTTAATTCGTGAATTCCTTTTTCTAGATTATTTTCATCAACAACAACATGATAATAAATTCGACCATCAATATACCATCTTTTAAAAACATCGTGTCCTAAATTTTGTAAATCTAGAAGTTTGCTTATTTGCTTAAATTCTACTCTTATTTTGTCTCTGATACTTTCAGAGATATTTAAGTTGTCTACATTAATTCTTACAAGGGGCTTGTCTTTGGAGGCTACAATGGCTTCATTAATTATATCATCAATGGCATTTTCTACTTCTGCTTGAAGACCCATATCACGATATCTGTTTATTAACTCAGATTCGCTTTTTATGGCTCCTGCCTGATCGACATATGTTCCATAAGCACCACCAGATGCTACGGTTAATGATCCATCTTCATATTCTGGTTCAGCGAAGGTTTGGGCTTTTACGGTTTTCTTTTCGGTTTTTCCGAGCGAAAAACCGAACAATTCAATGGGCATGATATTTCCTGAATGCGAGTGAGTAAAAATAATACAATACTATTAATTTATATTTATTCACTCGCAAAATCAGAAAATTGAGATTTTTATGCAGAGGCACCAATAGAAATAGTATCCGCTGTTCCTTTACCGCCTGTTTGACTGCTCTTTGTTCGACTCCAGTAATCATAAGAGAAAGTTACGGTATATTCTTCAATAGTATCGTTATCTCCCCAATCAAGAGTGATTTCTGAAAGATCAGTTGGAAACATACCATGAAAGCTATATGATGCAGTTACTTTTGAACTACCAGATTTACTAAATTGTTGAACGTTCCCCACTAATGCATAAGCACTAGATGAATCACCCGTTTGTCTTGTATTCGTAACATGATCGTTTATACCGTTCATCCACTTTTCAAATTGCGATCTTATAGCAAAATTTTCATCATTAATAACTGTTATTGTCCATTCTGGAAAAGTTCTATTTCCTGCTAATTTAACTTCTCTACCAAAATAAGGAACCACAACAGTTCCTATTGTGGTACCGGGTATTGAGGTCCCTTTAGCAAACAGGTTTATATCAGTTCCATTAAAAAAACTAGCGGAACCATGTGGAATCTTAACCTCAAATAAATTAGGTCTTTGACCATCATAGACCAGGGCCTGTCTAAAAGTTGTTATATCGAATGCCATCTATTTTCTCCTTAAATTGCGTTGACTACTTCAGAAAATTCAACTCCTGAAGCCACTGCGACAAAGTTTAATCCAATGAAATTAATTGATTTAGTCGGCTTGATAAAAATATCTCCCCTAAACTCATTTCTATTTATCACCACAGGTGTATTATTTGTGCTGTCACATATTACTTTAAAATCCTCTATTCCCCTTTGTGACTGAATATCCCTTAAAAAAGGTTCTATCATAGAAACAAAATTTAATCGTGTAAAATCATCATTAAATTCAAACAATAAATTTTCAGCGGCATTTGCTATAGCTTTTTCTAAAATAATAAACAATCTTCGTACATTAATTCTATCAAAAGAAGATGGCCTCGCTAACATTGTTTTATCACCAAATAAAATTTTACCTTTTCCAGGAAATGATGCTATTGGATTAATACCATTTATATACAGATCGTCTCTTTCCCCTCTATTGGGAACAAATGCTAAAAATTCTGCTCCTTTTATATTTCCTCTGGCAAACCCCGCAGGCGAAACATAAGGATTAACATTATCCGCTTGGGCGCAAATTCCAGCAACATCAGCATTGAATGGAATCCATCTATAAACAGAGTTATACCTGTCAAATATGTATTTGTAATTTCCATCCATAACAGCATAACTTGTGCTTGGTAAAGTATTTCTTCTAGCAACTATATTTGTTATTTCAGAACCTTCTTTATTTACAACATCTGACTCTTCCGGAGAAATAAACACAACACAATCTTTTCTGGTTTCTGCTATTTCATTAATTAAATAGGTAGCTAAAGTATTTGATGCTTCCCCCGAAATCAATAAAGAAATATTTATTTTCGCAGGATCTTTGAAATAACTATAAGCAGTAATTTCATCTGAAGATGAAGAACTATGTCCATCAACACCGCCCGACATACTAGCAGTCATAATTCCGTTTGCACCAGAATCACTAAATGCTCCGGGAAAACTAGCTGAATCATTTCCTGTGACAATAGTAGCACCCCAATCATAAGTAATTTTATTAGATCCGGCATCAAGAGGAGCATCTCCTGTACTATCGTGATCTGTCCATCTTATATAATTAGAAGAATTGTTTATTGCATCTTTATAATAGAGAGTTTGACCGGTAGTTCCTGTGGCACCATTTGCTACAGATACACCTTCATATTTTTCAATGACTTGTTTTTCTGGATTATTTCCGCGAACATCTTTTGATCCTAAAATTTCACCACCTTCATCTACTATTGCAACATGTATTTCATCTCCAACAGATGCCGATCCAGTAATATTATAAGCATACACACTTGTAAGAGGCGCAGATCCAAAATCAGACGCAAATTCCCATTCCCTTTTCCAGGTACCACCATATAAAGCGGCTGTTGTTACCGCCCTATCTAATTTAGTTGCAACGCCCATTGACGTTGAATTTGTAATAGACGATATTCTTCTTTTATTCTCTACTCCATCATCATCTTTAAAGGTAATAATGTCTCCTAAATGCAATTGCCGAGTAAAATTAGTATCTGTTCCTGTAATAGTAGTTGATCCTGCAGAGACAGAAAGATTACCAAGCATATTTACTGCTGGCTCTTCGAAGGCAGATCTTTTTTTTCTTACAAGACTTGCACCTGACATAGCGACATCATCCCCCATACCCGTAGTCTCTAGTCCACCAGTGGCCTGTGAAATTGTTATTGCGGTGTTAGACGTGATTGCCGTTACTATTCCGCTATTAGAACCATGAACAACTACATCACCAATTCTCAATTCTGTATCTGCTAATGTACCAACACCAGTAAGACCTGTTGTAGCATTAGAATTGGACCATGTACCCGTAAGATTCCAGTCGGTGCTACTTGCATGAGAAACAGTGCCATCAGAAGCATTAACTTGTGTACTTGTTCTATCCGCAACACACATAGAAACTTTTATTGAATTACCAAGTGTTCCTGGATATTTTGACGTAAAACTTGTTCCTGAAGTTGTCGTGTCCTTATATGTATTTTGATATTCTTTATCATTGCGAATTAAAATTGCAGAACCACCTGATACTGCATTTTTAGCAGTCGATGTATTAGCCGCTCTAACAACTCTTAACTTATTCGAATAACTCAAAAAACTTGTAGCACTAAAAAACGTTTTATACGTATTAGCATTCGGTTTTCCAAACACACCAACCATTTCATCTTCAGAAGTAATTAATGTAGCAACCTCCAAGGGCCCCCATGTTAAGTTACCTGCTATTGCACCATCTGAAATAGAAGGAATAGGAACTCTAGTAGTTAAATCGATCTCTGCTACGGCTACGCCTGGGCTAACTTGAAATGCCATATTGTTTCTCCCCTAAATTATTAAAAAATTGCTTTCGTTATATTTATATTTTAGCAGATTTTAGAAATGTTTTATTTATTCTAATATAAATAAAACATGGAGAAAGCAAAATCGAGATTTGAAAAAAAAATTATAAAGACAAATGATTGCTGGTTTTGGGTTGCAAGTAAAACAAAACAGGGGTATGGTATGTTTTCGTATGAAGGAAAATCAATTCCTGCTCATAGATTTGCATATATTGCATATAATGGAGTCATTGAACAAAATAAAATAGTACACCAGTCTTGCAATAATACATACTGTGTAAATCCAAACCATTTATATTTAACTACAAAAAGCGAAACAAGGAACAGATTTTATGAACTAAGAATTAATCCTGAAATGGTATTTAAAGAATCTGTGAGATATTTGGATAAATTGAAAAAACTGAGACCCGATTTAAAATCAAGTATAATTGAATTAATAAATCAAATAAAAGATCCTAAAAACATTCATCAAATCAATGTAGATAATCAGTAGAATATTTCGTATCTACTATCCATTTTTCACCGCCCATATCAACAACTTCTGGATCATAAGAATTTCTACCATCATTTATATATCCGAAAGGAATCAATTGAGATTCCGCTTCGTCTAACTGATCTTTAAACATTTTTTCTCGTAAATCTAAATCTGTAACTTCTGTAAAATATTGTTGATTTACAAGCCAACCAAACAGTATTAAAGTCGTCATCAAATCATCATGATATCCTTCGTCAGCTTCGTAACTAGATCCTTTGGCTATATATGTTGTCATTTCAGAAATAGTATCAAGATCCCAAATGATTAATTTGTCTCCTTCTATCAAATCTTTGCAACTAGAACACCCCTTTCTTTTAACTTCTTTTGTGGTTCTAATTCCCAATTGCGAAGTTTTACCAAATCCCCCACCCAAAGTTTGACCAGATCTTCCCATTACACTTGTTTGAAAAATATTAGGATATTCTAACTCGTAATGTAAAATATCTGCTACTTGACCGCCGATGTCATTTATTTCGACCAAAATATATGCATGATTATAATATTTACATACATTATCAATAACAGTTGGCAATAACATTGGAGAAATATTTGGATCTCTATATTTTGCAACTTGCTGATATGGAAACTGAGAAACATCAATTATCGAAAAGGCAGAATAATCTTGTCCTCTGCCTCTTGCAACATCAACTATACAAACATAAGAATGTGTAGGATCTGGTTCGACATAGACATCTAAACTATCTTTCTTTATAATAGGGGGTTTATATGGCAGAGTTTTTAATTTTGAAGGAGAAATTAAAGTATTTTGTGAACCAATAAAATCACACTCGTATTCTTGTGAAAACTGCAATTCACTTGTATTTCTTATCGTTTCTTCTTTCCATGCTTGATCTCTTCCTGGAGTCTGAGACCAATGAACTTCTAACGGAACATAATCACTTCTTCCCTCGTCTGCATCAACCCACATTTTATAGAACATATTTAATCCCTTCGGGGTTGATACAATAAACACTTTAGTTGTATTACCAGAAGAAATTGTAGGATATACAGAATTAAAAAACTCTTCTGCCAACCTTGGTGGATCAATATGAGCAAACTCATCCATGAAGATGATGTTAAAAGATGATCCACGAACTGCGGAGGAAGATGTGGAAGCAGATATAACTTTACTACCGTTTTCTAATTCAATATTTCCCCTGTTCCAAACAACAACTCCTTGTTGCAACCATTTTGGTAAATTTTCATAAGCAGTTTTTAATCGTTGAAGAATCTCTCTTGAAGTAGAGCCCTTATTAGCTAATATAGCAATATTAGATTGAGCATTAAAAAGAGCGTAATGTAATAAGTAAGCAACAATTGTTGTTGATTTTCCAGTTTGTCTAGGCATTTTACAAATAACAAACCGATTATCATGCATTGTCTGAACAAGTTCTTCTTGATAACCATAAAGATCAAAGGGCATCAATCCATGGTCAACATGAATAATTTTCATGTAGTTTTTTGCAAAATATACAGGATCATTAGAGCATTTAAGATACTCTTCTAAAGTATCTTTGTCATATTCTATTGGAATATATGCCGCTTTAAGTAATGGATTTCCTGCATAATTTTGTATACGGTCTATCGCCATTATTGTAACTCGTAATTTACCAAACCCTGTTTTGCTGTGAAATCTGTGGCACCCGACATTGATCCTAAAATTTTCAATGAAGCAGTTTTAGGAGAAACCATTTTAATATCAACAATTCCCCTTCTCCATTTAGTTTTACTTAAATTTGCTTGATAAAAATCTTTACCACCAATTATATCACCAATATATTTTTTTGATAGAGAATCATTATTTAAACTACTTGCCACAGAATAATTAAAAAAAGAAGTAATAGTAAAAGGATAATTGTCTTTTATTGTTTGTATCACTTTGCTTTTTCCATCAAAATGACCTTTCTTTATAAAATAGTCTTCTATTGCCTCTATTACAACATCAAGTTCTTTATTTTCTTTCGATGAAAGAGAACGACCCATTGCAACCTTTCGAATACTTTCA